GTGCGATCGGCATCGGTATCACCTTCAAGTTCGCGAAGAAATTACTACGGAAGCCTATTGCTAATGTAAATCGTAACCTAATCAAGCCCCTGGGCATTGGAGTGAGGTTGTGATCTTATGGCAACGACAACTTGTACGGGCAACCTCGTCTGCAGTGATGGTACAAACATACCACTCAAGGCTGAAATCGCAGAAGGAACAGAATCCAATTTGACCACAAATACAGTCTACACCGTCACAGCAGCGAACGTCGGTGACTTCGCTCCTGGAAAGACCATCGTCGGTGGTCTGGTGAGCGCAACGAACGGTATAGGATACTGTTTTGTACTTAGCCAGGGCCTCGTCGCGAGTATCATTCCCTGGTCAGTGGCCGGTGCTGTCACTGATGGACAGCCTGCACTATGCCAACCATACACACTTCGAGCCGGAGACATCGTCCGCGTCATGACACAAGGCGCGTCGGATCGCGGAGCAAGTGCTGCAGTCTATACAGCGAGCGGGAATTCGAGAATCTTCCATGTTACACCGTCTGGTGGAGCTACGAATGAATTAGTCGATCTACAAACAGGCAACTCGATCGGCGACACCCTCCAGGGCGAGAGAATCGTGAAATGGTACGGGACTTCTGTCGATGGCAACCTAATCGAAGACCAGGGCTTCACTGCCGTCGATGCTCTCGGCAACGTCGTCGGTTCTTGCAGTGCTACAGACCCAGTTACTCAACAAGCGGCGTTCGCATTCGCCTCGGTACCGATCCAACTGAATTATAAATTTCAATTCCTAACTTCGGCCTGAAAGTGATCTTATGGCAAAGATGACTAAAGCGGCAGGACGCCGAAGATTAGCGGAAATACTCTCGAAGTCGAAGAAGCTCTATCTCAGGGGATTCATTTCGACAAAGGACCTCGACTCGATCGAGCGCATCAGCAAGACCAGGTCGAAGCAACTCAAGTGAGGTGAGGCTTTGACACTGGTAGGTGGACTCGGATCCGGTGGGACTGGCACTCAAATCGGCGGTGTGACTGCAGCACAACTTGCAGAGGCACAGCGGCGCCAGGCTCAACAAGATGCAAACAAGGCAGCAGCAGCAGCAGCAGCAGCAGAAAGGGCAGCAGCAGCAGCAGCAGGAGGAGGAGTCGGCGGTAATGGTGCCAATGGAGGCACGTCCTGGGCATCACCCGTCGGCATTCCTGACAACTTCTGGGGATTTGCGATGATGATGATGGGGATGAGATGATGTCCGATATCTCTCCGCGCGTATACAAGCTGTTGAAGACCAAGACTCTCGAGGCTGGCGATGGTGACGACCAGATCCAATTCTCCGATGTGCAGGGTGTCGGGGATCCAATCACCATCGAAGAGCTGAATCGAGAAGAGCTCTACCGCCTGGTGCTGGTGAATTTCGCCAGATTGTCAACGAAATCAGAATGGAACGGGTTGTTAGGATGAGATCTGAAGACCGAAAGCCTTCGAAGAGGGTCTTCCCTCTACTGCAGAACCTCGACCTGAACAATGTGACATTCGCCCAGGTCCAGGGCGTAGGCGATCCGATTACGATCGAGGACATGAACGAGCAAGAGCTGCAGGACCTGGTGCTCGTCAACCTGGCACGCCTGGCAGTGTCTGGCGAGTGGACCGGTCTCCTCGAGGCTGGTGGTGGTGGTGGAGATTCCGGCTACGGTATTCTCCCGCCGATCACCGAGGTCGGCGCTTATGACGGCTATCAGATAACCATGCTCGCGCCCTGGGGTGCAGCGCAGGGCACTCCATCGGGCATGAACGCTGCCAGTTATCCTCAGTCCTTTCCTTTTGTCTCACCAGCCACGGGAGAGCTAACCGAGATCGAGATCCAAGTCAACACAACGACGGCCTCGAGCACACTGGTCGTTGCGATCTACGAACAAGACGACACGACGCACATGCCGAGCACTATGCTCGGATATGTGACCTTCGACACTGAGTCCGCTACAGGCACTGTCGGTCAAACAAGCTTCAGTGGCGGCACGCCAAGTTTGACCGCCGGCGTGCAATACTGGTGCAGCCAGGCGCGGGGAACAACTGCCTATGCCGGTTTGTATGGGATTCCCGAAGAATCCCGAGGAGGCCTTGGCCGCTCGAATTACCCTTTGAATAACAACAATCAGATCACCAACGTCGGAAATTGGGCGACGGCTAATCCTGTTGACGACATCGGCGCTCTGAATCAATATGTTGGTGGCGTTAGTCTGAGCGTGATTCTGAAATTCTGAGGTGATGACATGAATAGAAGCTTCACTCGATATCACGGCACCGACATCATCGAGCAAGGTCAGCATGATGTATCTTGGGAATATGTTCGAGCAGAGCGAGATCGCGCACTCCGGCTTTCGGACTATCATGCTCTGAAAGATGTCGTCCTGTCAGCAGCCTGGAAGGAGTACCGCCAGGCGCTACGCGATCTCGGCGGCTTCGACAGCGCCAACGATGCTGCAGACAACTGGCCGGTGATGCCAGATGCCTGAACATCACGAGCACGAGGATGAGAGCTTCCTCGAGCAAGTCCAGCGCCTCGTCGTCGACAACGCCTTTGCATTCGTTCTCGGCTGGCTTCTGGGCGCGGGGCATGTCCTGTCCCTCTTCTCTGATCTGGCCGGTGCGTTCTCATGACCAAGAGAAAACCTGACCAGGTGATCGAGTATCGCATCAGCCTGCAGGACAAACAGTCCGAGCAGCTCGATTCCCTCATCGCTGCAGTTCAGTTCAAGCAGATCACTTCTGGAACAGGGGCAGTGCTTGAAGGGTTGGGAATTCCCGAAATCGCAAAGGATCTGAATGACCCTCTCCAGATAACACAGACATTCTACTCGATAGCGATAATTCTCGAATTCATGGGAATCGAGACTGGACTACCTACTCCGGTGGATGCTCTCCCGTATTTGGCGGAACTTCGGAAATATAATGAAGAGAAGTGGGCAGAGGCAGGCAAGAAAACGAAATGGTGGAATCCTGCTTCATGGAAAGTCTTTGATTACATTGGAGATTGGCAATCCAAGATAATCACTGGAACGGAACGACCTGACCAATAATCTCAGATTCCAGGAAATCAGACTCACTGGAAGGGGTGCTGAAGGCTCTCGAAGGGGGTGGGGGTTGGGTCTGATACCTCGCAAATACAGCAATCGAGCGCATTCCCACATTCCATGCAGATCATGATTATCCTCAACTCTCGCTCGGAGATGCAGGGATCGAGTTCACAAAAGAGCTCTTCGTCCCAATCTTCGAGGATCATCTTGTCTTCTTGTTCGTCCGACATGAAGTCCCAACCCTCCCAGCAATCGACCCAAGTCCAGAATTGGGAGTTATTCATTTTTCTCACGCACCCAATCCTCTCGCGATACGAAAATCTGTCGCCCCTCCTCCTGGAGTTCTATCTTGACAAACCAATCTTGGCGACACATCGTGCAGTATCGATGCCAGATTAAGTATTCAGAGCCAGCGAAGTATTGGATCTCAAGACTCACACTCTCGAACTCAGCATCGAAGGCCTTCGCACATAGACAGCCCATCACGACCCCTCCCATTCCTCGAGCTTAGACGCTCTGGTGAACTCGTCGATCGCAGGCCGTCGGCGCCAGTGCTTGTTCCTGGCTTGACGCTCGTGTTCGAGCGCTGAGTGCGGCATGTAGCTGGGTCGTTGCTCAACTCTCACCGTTGCGGGCCTTCCGCGCCGCCCTGGGCGCCGATCTATCGTTGCCCGCACTCTCTTGCCACATCGCAGGCATTCGCGGTTCAGACGTTCCGTATGGGGTTCAACCTTGTAGATCCACCACTGCCTGCACTGGCCGCACTGCCAGAGTCCCTGCTTCATGACCGACCCTGACTCTCATCTTCTATTATAATACCGCCACAATTGACAGGCTCTCCCTCTATTGCTATGGGGGCGCCACAATTCGGAAAGTGTGCCACAAAACACGGAGAGCAACCATCAATAGTGGCAGCGACTATGGGTGGGAGGGTTGGAGGGCAAAATGAGAGGAGGACAGCAGTATT